CAAGTGACAGGTGCAGAGTTCGCACTCGAGCGTCAGCGTGTGCTGATCGCAGATGAGATGGGAGTCGGCAAGACCCCGACTGGCATCAGCATTGCAACTGCATCCGTCGATGCAGGAATGCGACCAGTGCTGTGCGTCGTTCCACCGTCGATGCGTTTGCAGTGGAAGCGTGAGTTCGCTCGATTCGCACCGCACGTCACGACCGCCACACTCGTCGGCACGAACAGTCCGTCGAGGAAGGACAAGTCGACGATCATCACTGAACTGCCAGATGTCGATGTCATCATCATCGGTGACATGAGCCTCGACGGATTCAAGAACCTGCTCATCGGTCACATCAAGGGCATCATCGTCGACGAGTGTCAGCGCATCAAAGGTGGCAAGCGTGCGAAGCGTTCGAAGGCGTGCGTCGACATCGCCAAGTCCGTCCCGTTCGGTGGTGTGCGTGTTGCCATGTCTGGCACTCCGCTCATCAACCGTCCGATGGAACTCGTGCCGATCATCGAGATGCTCGGTCGTGAGAACACGTTCAAGGGTGGCATCTTCGGATACATGAACCGCTACGCCCCGAAGATCGACCAGTACGGCAGTCGAGGCACTGCTCACCTCGAGGAACTGCACAAGCGTCTCACTGAGTCGTTCATGATCCGTCGTCGACGTGCAGACGTGCTCACGCTCCCGAACAAGGGACGCATTCAGATGCACATCGCACTCGACCCGAAGCGTGAGAAGCAGTACCGCATGGCAGAGGACAACTTGTACGAGTGGATTCGACTCACTCGAGGACAGTCGAAGGCTGACAACGCCATGCGTGCAGAAGCACTCGTGCGGATCAACGAACTGCGTCGGATCAGTGCGGTCGGCAAGACCGAGGCGATCATCAACTACGTCAACGATCTGCTCGAGGAAGATGAGCAGGTCTTCATCACTTGTGCGTTCACTGCAGAAGCACAGACGTACGTCGATGCATTCGAGAAGCACAACGTCGTGCAGGTCGTCGGTGGCATGACCGACGTGCAGAAGATGAACGCAGTCGATGCATTCCAGAGCGGTGAGGCTCGAGTGCTCGTCGGCAACATCATCGCATCTGGTACGGGTCTCACGCTCACGTCGGGTCGTCACCACGTCAGTGCATCACTGCCGTGGACGAGTGCCGATCTGCTCCAGTGCGAAGACCGTCTCCAGCGTCACGGTCAGAAGCGTGACGTGGTGTCGCACATCATGCTCTCGGACATCGAGGGACTCACGAGCATCGACGAGCGCATGATCGCACTGCTCGAGATGAAGAACGACGTGCTGACGAGCGTGCTCGATGGCAAGGCGAACGACCTGCTCGACGAGGACATCCAGTCGACCGCCATGCTGGTGCTGAAGGGCTACGGCTGGTAGTCGACCCGGACACCCCTCGACTACCCTGATCTCATCAACCCGTCACGATCCTGAAGGAGGAACCATGACAACCACCACCAAGCCGATGAGTGCGAAGCAGTTCGCATTCATCACCTCGCTCATCATCGAGCGTGCCGATCATCTGGGCATCGAGCCCAGTGCCACGTCTGCAGAGGCGTGGATGTTCCAGAAGCGTTCGACGTACTCGTCGACCGATGCGTCGTACCTCATCGAGATGCTGAAGACGATCAAGGTCGAGCGTCCGAAGCCGATGTTCGACACGTCGCACCTCGAGCAGTTCGCACCGACTCGTGTCATGTCGAACAAGTTCGCCAAGCCCTGCGTCACCTGCGGTCACAACATCGTCGAGGGCGAAGGTCTTGTAATGCTCTCGTCTGGCAAGTGGCTCACGGTGCATCACAACGGTCAGTGCATCGAGCCGTACGTCGGCAAGGCACTCGAGACCGCACGTCATGCAGTCGATGCATTCGTGAAGACCGAGTGTCTCTCGATCTCGACGCTGAGCAGTGAGCACGACACGTTCATCGCACTGCCGTCGCACACGGGCAACAACGACCTCGACTTCTACGGATTCATCCGTGACAACGACGGTCGGGTCTCGTCGCACGTCCTCCGTCGCATCCTCGGTGGTCACGGTGTGACTCGTGCTCCACTGATGACGACGGTCGAAGCGAAGCGTGTGCTCGACATCGTTCGTGCGCTCACGGTCGACGAGATGATCGACGTACAGTTCGCCTACGCATCGAACCTCGGTCGATGCTCGGTGTGCAATCGCACGCTCACCGATGACGAGAGTCGTGCTCGAGGCATGGGATCGGAGTGCTGGTCACGCTGGGGCTGTTGATTCCCTGCTCGAGCATCGAGCCCCGATTCCTCGTCCCCCCGAGGAGTCGGGGCTCTTCGCATTTCTGGCTCGAGTTGCCCTACACTCGAGTCATCCCCACTCGATGGGGCTCACAAGGAGGAGAAGCAATGAGGATTCCACACGTTGCGATGCCAGATGCATCGAACCGTTGGATGGTGATCGAGATCGACGATCTCGTACGCATCATCCGAGTAGCGCAGGGCAAGTACGGCGAGGACGCAGAGGTCTTGCGTGCTGGTCTGCGCTCGCACCACGTCACCGAGGAGATCGTCGAGCACTTCGAGTTGCTGGCGAAGCAGTGCGGTGTCTACGCCGACCGTCTCGAGCGTGCGACGGTCGTCGAGGTGCTCAACACCGAGATCGAGGACGAGGACGCTCCGTACTCGTTCGAGATCGCCACGCACCTGCACATCAAGTCGGTGCTCGAGCACACCTGCCCACGATGCGAGTGTGGCATCCCGAACAGCAGTGAGCGTGGTGCGTACTCGGGTGCGATCTCTCGCATCGACAACCACACCGAAATCTGCACGTCGTGCGGAATCGAGGAAGCGTTCAAGGATCACTTCGCTGGGAGGTCGATCTAGTCCTCGACCTCGAGCATCGAGCCCTCGATCCCAGAGATGGGGTCGGGGGCTCTTTTGCGTTCTCGGGCTCGATTCGCCCAGAAACCGCCTCTCAGGATGCGCTGAGAGCGTCTGAAAGATCGACGGATGGGTGAAGGGTGCGGTCACTTCGAGTCGAGTGCGGCGACCTCGACCGTCGACCTCGAGTGCGGCGATCTCGACGTGCAGGATCGTTCGAGTTGCATCGACCTCGAGCACGAGACCGTCGAGCACGAGCATGAGCACGTCGACGACCGAGACCGTCGACGATCCACCGCACGCCCAGATCGCCCAAACATTCCCATACCGATGACATACCGATCACATACCAGAGAGAGACCGAGAGAGAGACCGTCGACCAGAGCAGAGACCGTCTGGGCTGAGCACGTCGAGCGTCGAGTCCGGGTCGAGCGTCGGGTCGAGAGCGGTCGATAGTTGCTGTCGAGCGGGTCGGGGATGGTGAAAGCCTCCCCCCGTATGCCAATGCCAGTGTGGGCTCGATCCGTAGACCCACACCTAGTGCTAGATCGCCCTGAGACCCCTCTCAGAGCCTCTCTCGTGCGTGCAGATGCATGGACGCTGTATGGATGGGGTCGACCGATCTTCGACGCTCCTAGGGGCTCCTAATGCGTCCCCCAATGTTTGCAAGGCTCAGACGGGTCGATATCCACAGGTAGGAAGCGTAGGTTGAGGGTTTATCCACAGGAATGATGGGTTATCCACAGATGCGGTGGTGCGCTGAGCGCAAACCCAATGCCAGTAAGGCTTTGGCAACCCTCGAGTAGTAGTTGAGGCTGTGGACAAACCCTCGACCCCCCTCACCCTTTACTTGAGGGTTAGGGTTGGGGTGGGTGGAGCACCGACGAGCCACTGGACACTACCTACCAAATAGACCCACCCCAAAAATTGGGGGGTACACACCCCTTTTTGCCTCAAATAGACCTAATCTAGGTTAATTTCGCCTTCGTACCTGTAGGAGGGGTATCGCTTCACGCTCTTAAACCGCTTCTCATAGTCGCCCTGTGGCTCAACAATCGGCACCTTGGCTGTGCGGTCAAACTGGTTATAGGTGAAGTCCACAACGTAACGTCCCTTGGAGGTGGGCACGGTGTTCACTGCATGGGAGATGTCGTCGTTGACGTCGTAGCCTTGGACGTGGGCGGCGGGGAGGCCACAATTTTTGCTGAAGTGCTCTGAGTAGTCGTAGCACATGCCTTTTTCCCGCTTGTCAGGGTCCTGGTAGTTCTTGAAGTGCTTTTTACCGTGCTGTTCAGCAATGGCTCGAAGTTGCTCAGGATGGAGGTGATCTGAAGCAGCCATTATGCCCTCCGTCTGTTCTCATCAGTGTATGTT